CCGACATCGCCCATGCGCTCGGTCATAAAGGTGCGCATAGCGTCGAGCTGGCGTGTATCGATTTGTGGCAATACCCCGGCGATGCTGATGCCGCCGGCCGCCAGCGGACGGTCAACCAGGTCGAGGCCGGCTTGCCACATGGCCTGTGCACTGGCATCCAGATTGGTGGCTGCCTGCGCACTCATGTCCTGCATGGCCTGGCGGATGGCCTGTTGCAATTGCGGCAACATGAATGCCTGGAACTCGGATGGCGTGCCGGCCAGAATCCCCGCAATACGGTCCTGCGCGGTTTTCAGCAGGCGCAAGACTTCTTCACGGGTATCAATCTGGATGCGCGTGCGCCGGCGGAGCACCTGGGTTCGCGCCTTACGCGCGGCGCGGTCACGTTCTTTCTTCGTCATCTGGCCGGTGGCTCAGGCTGCAGCATTAGTGGATGTCTTGCCGGTTCCGCCCGGATCGGAGGTTGTAAAGGCATCCTTTTCCGCGTTGGCAGCGGCTTCATCGAGTGCGGCTTCCAGCTCTGTTTTCGCATCGAACTCGATACCCAGACGCGCAGAGACTTTTTCGATGATCTGCAACGCACGCTCGCGTGTTAATAGATCGTTCGTGATCAGCATGGCGGCCGCCGTGGTGACCTGCATGAGCGCAGTGGCGTAGCCGCTGATGTCGTCATCGACCATGTCCGGCCATTGCACATCGAACTGGTAGACCTCATCCAACAGATCGGGCTCGCCGTGATTATTGGACAGCTCATCCTGGCGAATGACGTATTTCCCAATCTCTGCCAGGATGTATCCCAGGTAGGTCTGGCGCATTTTGAATATCTTGAAAGTTGGGCCGGACATTTCACTGGCCGTGGCGCGATTCACATCACCGCCACCGCCGTACCAATGCTCCGGCAGGGTCGCGCCGCCCATCACATGGTTGCGGAACAGCCTGGCGTTTTCGCTGGAGTCGCCCGCCTGCAGGTCGGGCGTGACAGCTTCCCACTTCTCGGCATCGTTATGCACACGCACACTGTTTGGGCTGGGTGGGCGTATCTGCTTGGCCCGCTCTTTGATGTCTTCAGGCGTCGCGCCCGTTAGCGTAATGTCCCACATGAACGCACGCATGAACTGGGCGCGGTCGATTTCGCCAAACAGGAATTGGTCGAATGCATCCAGCCAATCGATCTGCGCCAACAGGTCAGACCTGCCACGGCTACCATTAGATAGGTCGTTTACCGTGAAATAGAACGCTTCCCCGTCGGTAAAGGTCTCGCGGATCTGGCGCGTCCGGTCGGTAAACAGGATCTGCTCATCACCGTTGACGATGACGCGATAGCGCCGCGCCAGGCCCTTGCCGTCTTTGGTTGTGATCACGCCAATGGGCTGTTCCGCATTGTCCGGGTCCATCACCACGGTGGCAATGTTGGCCGGGTCGAGATACCCCAACCGTACGTGTCCATTCATCTCATTCACAAATGTCGGCCAGCATTGCTCACCATACAGTGATAGCTCACGGGCCTTCTTGACCAGCTTCAGGTCCATCTGGTTGATCGGGTCGGCCCAGAACCGGTCCAGCAGATCCTGAATCGTTTCATCGTTCGCCACCAGGCGCACGCCTTCGGCCAGCAGGAACGCCAGCGGCAGCTCGATGATACGATTGGCGAGCAGATTCGATTCCCAGAGGTAGACCGACAGTTTCTGCATGCGCAACTGCGTCATCGGAGACAGGTCGCGCTTGTTGTCGCCGCCGATGCGCCGCCACTGGTCCTCATCGTCATCCACGGTGACGCCGGCGGCTTCGACAAAGTCAGCCTGATCGTCCGTGGCAGTTTCATCCGGCTCCGAATGATTGACCCAGGGTAGCAATTGAGTGATCCATGTCATATTCATCATCATTCTGCCTGTTGTCGTGATTTCGACCTGGTGCTCGGTGCGACGGACGCGCTGAGCGGTTTTATAAAAGTTTTACAAGCTGATATCTCGGGTGCGCTGCGGCATCCGTAGCGCCACACCCGAGATCGTCGCTTACAGCGGCTCTCAGACGGCCGGGAATCATCCGTACCATGTCGTGCCTACATTCCACCGACCGATGAACAGCCGCCATCCATGTATCCCTTTACCTGAACATCGCAACACGACGACGACCCCGCGCTGCCTCTGGTATGTAGGCGTCTTCCGGTTCAGCCTCTATGGTCTCGCCAGCCGGCGGCTGGCCTTCAACCTGCGTGGCCATCCAGGCCAGCAGGCCGGCGATGGCGCTGTCACCATGTCGGTATTCGCCATCGCTACCTTTGTCTCGACCATCGTCCATACGCGGTCGCCCCTTATCCAGCACCACACGACGGTGGTCGGCAATAACGTCTTCGCTTATCGGCACGATGATCGACCTGTCTTCGTACGCCGTGCGGTATTTTGGAAAACTGACGCTGTACCACTGCGGTGTTGCCATCACGCATTCCACTTTTGTGAGGCCATAGCGCTGCAGCGCGGCCTCGGCATGTGACTGACCATTACCGCGCGCGTCAAACTTGGCATGGTGGAGCAGCGGAAGGTTGTCCATGATGAAGAACAGGATCAGCTGCTGGACGTCGAACGGGATGCGGCGCATCTCAAGCAGGAAGCCAGTACGCCAACTCTCCGGCTTGTCCTGCTGCAACACCCAGATATCGGACAGGTCACCATTGCGGCCGAAATCCTGTCCGAGCACTGAACGCTGGTCGGTCGGTAACGCATCGATGACAGGTTTCAGAACATCGTTGATCCAGGACTGTGCTTCGCTCAGGCGATTGTCATCGAGCACCCATTCCGGCGGCTGGGTATAACGAACAATGGGGATGCCCTCGACGGCACAACGCTCGATGAGCGTGCGCGGCATATAAACGCCGCTTCCACGTCGCGGTATACAATCCAGTTCCTCATCAGCGGCGTCGCCGTATTGGCTGCGGATCGCGGTCCGGAATTCATCCTCTGCGGCCTCGCTCCAGTCCTTGCCCTGCACCAGGCAGATGCGCTGGTAAAACCCTTCTGCGAGTGCTTCATCGAACGTGGTGCGGTGCAGTGAGTAGGGACGCTTGCCGGCGCGGATCTCGCGGATCAGTTGGTTGAACTCGTTATCGTCGCCGTTATGGGTGGAAACCACATCGACACGCCCACCCCACATCAGGAACGCCAGCGAGGCCTTGAGCAGCTCGCCCAGGTCCTGGTGGAATGCCGCCTCATCGATGCGCGCATGGCCCTGCCGGCCACGGAAGTTGTGCGGGTTGGAACTCAGTGCCTCGACCTTATGGCCAGAGGCAAACTTGATGCTGTATTTGACGATGTCGCGCCGCTCGTTTTCGATAACGGCGTGCTCCAGACCGACATCGATGGCGCCGGCCACCAGACCGAAGGCGCGGGCGAAGAAAGCCACATCGCCGATGTACTCGGCCGCCATGGGCAGGTTGTAGCCCACATAGAACTGGTCCATGCCTTCCTGCTCGGCGGCTTCCAGCGCGCTTTCCGCTGCCATGCCACCCCACGTCCAACCGATCCGCCGGGATTTTTCTGCGACGCGCACCTGCGACTTGTCTTCATGCCAGCGGATTTGATAGGGCAACAGGATGTAGGGGACATCCATTTCCTCCATGCCCTGGGCACGTTCGGACTGAATCTCATCGACCAGGTCCAGGTATTCTTTTTTCTGCTCGTTATCCATTGACCTTGATGCCGAGGATCTCGGCGCGGATCTGCGAAGCAACGCTGGCGCTGAGGCCACCCTTACCCGCCAGGGCTTCCACCTTCTCGGCCGCCTCGGCAGTCTTGCGCGCCAGTTCTTCACGCACCTCGTTGCGCCATTCCTTGACCTTGACCGACGCGCGCGTGAGCCGCGCAACCATGAGGCCGATTTTGTTCAACGCCGCCGGGTCCGGTTCGTCGCCCAGCTCCATCAGTATTTCAAACGTCTGGGTCTGCACCAGGCGGATCAGGGCTTCATTCATGTCGCCCTGGTCATCATCGGAGCCTTCCGACAAGGCCTTCGCCTGTTCGGTTGCAACACGCATTTTCTCCAGGCGGTCTTCAAATTTTTTACCGTGGCGCCATAGCGCGGTGCGGCTGATGCGCAGTTCAATGCCGGCATCGGCTATCTGAGCGTTAAGCCAGTCGAGCAGGACGTCGTAATTCTGAAATCCCGCCTGCACCAGGCGTGCATTGAGGCGTTCACGGATATCATCAGGCAGTTTCAACATGCTGGAGCGCCGTGGCATCAGAATAATCCTCGCGTGGCGCGTTCACCGGTATAGTGGATGGCGTACACCACTACCACAGCCAGAGCGATAATCAACTGGTACGGCCAGTCTGTCACTACGCGCAATATGATGCCGACGCCGACGACTGCCAGCGCAGTGAGCAGATAAAAACACGCCTCACTGATCCAGTACCGCATCAGTAAGTGACCGGCCGCGCGATTCCCCGGCTTTCGGCAGTAGGGTTTTCCAGGTAGTCGATGCCAGGCGGCAACAGGCGCGCCTCCCAGTGCTGGCCGACGCTCACCTCCTTGACTTGGAGGAACTTTTTGTCGGCGAGGTATTGCAACGCCCGACGGATTTCGTGCTGCGTGACACGCAGATCGGCATCGCCAAGCACTTCAACCAGGAGACCTTCACCTACCGGATAGGGTCGGCCGGCATCCAAAACCTTCAGGATGCGGTAGCGAACCATTTTTGTCCGGGCCTGCTCAAGCTGTGTGTGATCGTTCATTAATCAGCGTCTCCATTGTTTCGTGGCATGTTATCGAGTGCGCGTTGCACATTTAACGTCAGGGTTTGCAGAGCCTGCGCGTGCCCATCCACTTTGGCCTCGATGATGGCGCTGTAACGAATGTGATCTTCCCTGCGGACGTACTCCCTGGGCAGCTCTGCCTTCAACTCCAAAAAGGATTTTTCAACCCGGTCGATTTTTTCTGATTCTCTCTGTAGCGATGTTCCGAGCACGTCAAGCCGCGCCGTGAGTGCGCCCTGCAGGCGATTCACGAGCCACCCTACTACTGCCCAGGTACTGCCCAGGATGAATAAAAATACCGGAATTAATATTGCGGCTGCCCTGATAAGTTCGTCAGTAGTCATTCACGCCTCATTCACGTACGTTGTTCTGTTCGGTAGCGCCTGCAAAGCGCTGTGCGATTACACTCAAAAGTCCCGGCGGTGGTTGCTGTCCCGCCGCCACCTGCTTGTCTTGCGAGCGCTTGGAGATCGAGACGCCAAGAATCGACAGGGCCACGCCCCATAACACCATCAACG